GCAGAACACCGACAAGGGCGATGTGAGGGTGAAGAATGGACTGTCTAGGAAAATCGATATAAACCCATACAAGTACATGACGCGAAAAGCATGGGTGTATAACATTGTCTATACGATGCTGCTTGATGGCAGAGGAAACTCTATAGTCCTGCCAGTGATGAACAATGAGACTGATGCTTCATACATTGGAGACCTGATGCCTCTACCACCGAGCAAGGTGGACATCCGTGGGAATGGCATTGATTACCAGGTCTGGTACAACGGCAAGGCTTATGAGTATGATGAGGTGCTTCACTTCCTAATCAATCCGGATCCGGAGGCGCCATACAAGGGCATGGGTTACCGGGTGGTCCTTAAGGACATCATCAGCAACCTGAAGCAGGCCAGCAAGACGAAGAACTCTTTCATGGCTGACCAGTACAAGCCCTCCGTCATTATCTCAGTAGACGCAATGACGGATGAGTTCACCACTCCAGAAGGTAGGGATGCCATCCTCAAAAAGTATGTAGGAGACACACAGGCCGGCAAGCCGTGGGTCATCCCCGCGGACCTGGTTAAAGTTGATCAGGTTAAGCCATTATCTCTGCAGGATCTAGCAATTGATAAGTCAGTAGAAATAGATAAAAGGACAGTAGCAGGCATTATTGGAGTGCCTGCTTTTTATTTGGGGGTAGGGGCATTCAATAAAGATGAGCATAACAATTTCATCAGCACTAAGATTCTTCCCATTGCAAAGATTATCGAGCAGGAGTTGACAAAGAAGATCCTCTTTTCGCCGGACCTGTACTTTAAATGCAATCCTCGGACCCTCTACGCGTACAACATCAAGGAGCTCTCTGAGGTCGGAGCAAACATGTATATCAGGGGAGTCATGACCGGAAACGAGGTCAGGGACTGGATAGGTCTCACACCGAAAGATGGACTTGATGAGCTGGTAATTCTGGAGAACTTCATTCCTGCAAGCATGATTGGAGAGCAAAAAAAATTGAATGGAGGTGAAGAGTAATGCTGAAAACAAGACAAGCCGCACTAATCGGAGGACAGCTCAGAGCGGAAGCGGGCGAGAAAAAATATCTCGAGGGATACTTTGCGGTATTCAATTCGCGAACCCAGCTGTGGCCGGGGTGCTATGAGGAGGTTGATCCCAAAACCTTCGACGACACAATGGGGGGTGACATCAGGGCACTCATCAATCACGATACGACATTGGTTCTCGGACGTAACAAGTCTGGTACCGCTGAGTTCAAGATCGATGCAAGGGGATTATGGGGCAAGGTTGAAATTAATGAGAAGGATACCGATGCTATGAATGCCTATGAGCGTGTCCAGCGTGGAGACATAGATCAATGTAGCTTCGGCTTCACGATCCTTGACGAGGAGGTCACGTATCAGGACAATGGCGATGTGGTGTTCCGACTCAAGAAGGTTGACCTTCACGAGGTGAGCATTTGCACCTTCCCGGCCTATCCAGAGACATCTATTCACGCTAGAAAGCAGGATCTCGACCAGCATAAGAAAAGAGCGCTAGAGCTAAGGAAAGAACAAATCAGAACCAGATTAAAGGGAGGAAAGTAATTATGTTAAAACAACTTAGGCTAAAGAAGCAGATTGAAATGCTTCGCAATCAGTTGGCCTCGCACGATACCAGGCTTGGCGAAATTTCCGCGAGGGAAGCAGAGCTTACCGTTGCACTTGAGGAGGCTGAAACGGATGAAGACCTCTCACTTGTGGATGAGGAGATCAAGCCACTCGCCACCGAGAAAGAAGAAATTGAAGGGAAGAAATCAGCGTTGGTCCAGAAGATTGCGGACCTTGAAGCGGAACTCGGAGAACTGAATAAAGCGCCGGCACCATCACCAATCACAGAACCGGATGAAGCCAGATCTAATAGAAACACAGAGGGGGAAAATAGAATGTCAAAAAGAGCAAGAGGAATGAGGATGACTAGAGAACAGAGGTTAGCATACCTCAACCAGCCAGAAGTAAGAAGTTTCTACGAGAACATCAAAAAGGCTGTGGAGACGAGATCAATCACTGGTCTTGACCTGACTATCCCACAGATCGCCATGGACAACATCTTGGATGATCTCGGACGCTACTCCGTACTCTACAGCCTGGTCAAGGTAGTCAAGCTCACAGGTGAGGGCAGAGCCATAATCGCTGGTGAGGCACCAGAAGCTATCTGGACCGAGATGATTGGCAAGATCAACGAGCTTGCGGGTCTCTTCACCGAAGTCGAAGTAGATGGGTACAAGGTAGGTGGGTTTATTCCGCTTCACAATTCCCTCATCGAGGACTCCATGATCAATCTGTCTGCATATGTCGATGACCTTCTCACAGAGTCAATCGCCATCGCCTTGGACAAGGCGGTCCTGTACGGTACAGGAACCAAGATGCCTCTTGGAATAATCCCGGCGCTACATGCGGACTATGTCGCGGATCCTGTCTCCGGACTGAGGACCACGAACATCATCACACTATCCGTTGCAAATACGAAGTTTGCGAACATTATCCAGTCCTTGAAGTTCATCAAGAGAGGAAGAAGAGGCAGAGGACCGATTACAATCCTTATGAGCGAGTCAACCTGGCTCGGAACCATCCTTCCAATGTCCCTCGCTAACAACGCCTCAGGATCACTTGTCACCGCCGCTAATCAGGCATTCCCAGGTGTTGGGTACAAGGTAGAGTTCGTTGAGGATATCCCTGAGGATACGCTGGTAGCAGGAGACTTCTCCAAGTACATCCTTGCTGAGAGATCTGGTGTAAAGGGTGCATCTTCCTCCGAGTTCCTGTTCACGGACGACAAGACCGTGTTCAAAGCGACAGCAAGGTACGATGGTAAGCCTGTCAGGAAGTCTGCGTTCGTCCTCATAGGGCTTAACAACGTGACTCCTGCAGTGACAGCAAGCTTTGCAGTTGATGCTGCCAATGCTTAGACAATGACATAGAAGAGGCAGTTCTAACCGGGCTGTCTCTTTATTTTTAAGCAAAGGAGGTCCAGCATGACGAAAGCTGAAATAGTAACAATGGTAAAGGCTCGCTTGGGTATCTCCACATCAGGTAGAGACTCAATCATAACGCTCGCAGTAGATGCGACTGAGAAGATGCTAAGCGACGAGAAGGGGATATTGGTTGACCTGGCCAATCCTCTGATATGTGAATTCATGATGGATTACAGTGCTTGGAAATATGAGTCAAAGGGTGAAACCGGCGGAATGCCTCGGCACCTTGACTTCGCACTTAAGAACCTTATGATCCACAATCCAATACCTGAGGAAGAGGTGGTCTAATGTACTCTAATAAAACCTTCGATGATCAGGTGGGGCTAATATCAGCGACAATAACCCAGGATGAGTATGCCAACGAAATCGAAACTGAAACAACCATCACAGTGTGGGCAGACATTGGCAGCGTAGGGAGAAATGAGTTTTACAATGCACTGCAAACAGGACTTAAACCATCAATGGTGATTACGATTAAAGCCTTTGAATATTCTGGGCAGAAGTATGTGAGCCATGGTGGTAAGAGATACAAGGTCGAAAGAACATATCAGGCCGACAATGAGAACCTCGAACTCACCTGTAGCGAGGTGGTTGCATGAGTTCAGTAAAAGGAGCTTGTAAGGTAGGAGATTTTTCGAAAGCTTTTGGTGACACCTTAAAAAAATACACAAAAGAGGTTGAAGAAGGGCTCTCCAGTGTATCCAAGGAACTTGCTAAGAATGCCGCAAAGGAACTTAAAAATGTATCTGCATCAACATTTAACACTGTTCAAGACAAACCATATAGTGAAGGTTGGACAGCCAAGAATGAAAGCGTGCGTCACCATGCCAGGTGGGTAATCCACAACAAAAATAAACCTGGATTAGCTCACTTACTCGAACATGGTCATGCACAAGTAAATGGGGATAGAACACCTGGAAGAATTCACATCAAGCCGATAGAGGAAAAGCTTATCAAGGACTACGAGGATAATGTAAAAGCAATCATCGAGAACGGAGGGTATTAGCATGACTACGATAACAGCCATAATAACTGCAATCAAGGCAGCTGGATACCAGGTAGCTCATGACAGCTTCTCCGGACCTCAATCTTTGCCATTCGTGTGCTGGACGGATGAAGGAACTAACAGCTTTTATGCTGATAATTCCAATTACCTCAATAAGTCACAGTACAACATCGAGTTATACACCAAGAACAAATCAAAGGCTGATGAAAAGAAGATCCAGGATGCACTCACCGCGCAGGGAGTGACATACAGCAGAAACCCTACAACCAAAATTGATTCTGAAGACTGCTTTCAAACGGTCTTTATATTCGAACTAATAGATTAGGAGGAAAGAGATGGATAATAAAGTATTATTCGGTCTGAAAAATACTCATATAGCATTCCACAAGGCGCTTCTGGGTAAGGCAATAGCCATAACCGGACCATGTACACTTACCGGTAGCCTGACATTTATAGTCACATCGGCAGAGGTCACAGGAACACCGGTATCAGTATCAGTGGCACTTGACAGCACAACTGAGACAACTGCAGAGCTTGTAGCAGCCGAAATAGCGGCAGCTGTCACAGCCAATACAGCAGTAGCAGCAAAGTTTATCTGCACAGCAGAAGGCGCTGTAGTTACGGTCATGGGTAAGGACGAGTACAATGCAGATGCAACGTTCAACATCGACATAACTGAGGCAACTACAGGAGTGACACACGGTACACCTGTGGACGCTGAAGCTATAGCATTTGCAACACCTCAGCCAGTCAATGGCTCGGTTGGACTTAACACTGATCCAGAGGGCGAGGACTACACCTTCTACGCTGATAACGGTCCATACTACTCAGTAACCAGCAACAATGGATACACCGGAGATCTTGAAATAGCCCTCATGCCAGATGCTGAACTCGTAAGCCTTCTCGGATACGAAGTTGACGA